CTAACTCCGTCACTGGGGACTCCGTATAGTGCACTAGCGTGCACTACATCCGGGGCCCATCGTCGTAGAGGCAGACGTCGCGGGACTGGTAACCAGACTCGTACGTACAAGCCGTCCCACCCCTCAGGGGAAGAACGGGTTTGCCACTTCGCCGTGTCCTCTGTATGGATGACTGAGTCACCTAATACAGCGGGGCCACGGCAACGACGAATATGGCGCGGTATCTGACTAAACACGAAACGCCGAGCCTCCCCTGTTAGGGAAGGTCGATCGATTCGAGTCAAGCCATTGTGCAGCGCCATCCATTGTTGTGGGTCTTCGAGGTAATTCTTTTGGAAGTGCGAGCGAACTCGCACACCCTGGAAGAAATCACCACCACAACTTTCCCTAAAGGCACCTTCTAAATACGTTTTTTGGACGTTTGGCGTGAACCCGAAAAAGGCTAACGCCGCAAGAAGGTCGGAGAGGTATTGACGACAGGAAGGGACGATAAGATCATCCCCATAGCACTTCACAGTGCCAAAAGTACCTGTCTCTTCAGCTAGCGTTTCCGCTAACGTGAAGAAAATCAATGTCTCCAGTTCGAAGGTAAACCCATTCCCCATAGAGGAGAATTTTTCGAGGCGTACCCACTTACCCTCCACTTGCGTGAAGGGGGCCCTTAGAGAGTCGAGCAACTGGAACCACTCGTCCGGAAGGAGGAGTTTAACCAGGAGATACGAAACCGTATCACTGGCGTTGCTCATGTCGATAGTAGCCAGCGAGCCGTCACGGCTAGCTTGGAGTGCAAGTTTCCTGTGCACATCCTGGCCATTATCGAGGTCGATCCCCCGTCGATTAAGACGGGTCCGGATGAGTCCCCCTGCAGCAAGCTGCAGGACGACCGCACCGGAGGCCTCCTTACAACATCCTCGGTTTTTCTTAGAGTCTTTTGGGACACTAAAGAAATGATTACCGATGGAGAGTTGAGGGGAGGTCAGGTGGAGTCTACCCCATGCAGTTTCATTAATGAACTGCATGAGGCATGACATACCTGGGTAGGTCATAGGTCCGGTGGACAATTTGTCCGGGATCGTTATTAAGGACCCCTTATTACTCAGAGTGGCACCCGGGCTAAACCGTAGGTTAAGACGGTTCGGGAGAGGGCCAAGTAGCCTTTTTACATTTTTACGCCAAGCATCAATAAAATGCAGGACGCGCATATCGGAGGGTTCGAAGGGACCCTTATTCCCGATATAGCGTGTAAGACGACCATTGGTTCTCAAGTTCTGGGCTTCGCATTCCCAGAAAGACTTAAGTGCAGTCTCGTGTAAATCGCCCCTCACGGGAGGACTTTTACGAGCGAAATCTGTAACCATGGCGTCAGCCATGTAAGATTCCGAGCACTTGTAGTCACCAGG